TTTGACTCTCCAGTGGCCTCATCAAGCATCAAGTAGACACCGTCAATAAAAATTACATCGGGCTGCAAAGTTTGCACTTTACTGTGGATAGCTGAGGTAGTGATGCCGTGAGCTGAGTCCACTAGCCAGAAGTTAGCAGGGTCATCTGCCATTAGCTCTAGCGAGTCTTTATAACGTTTTTCTTCATCTGAGTTTAGCTGTCCTGTAATAAGGCGGTTATGAGAGATAAGCGCACGCATTGAGTCGTAGCGGTCTTGTTGCTCTCGGTTAGTCATCTCAAACGACTGGAACATTGGTGACAAACCTTGCTTGTGAATGTTGTTTGCAATCTGCAAAGCAAGGGTTGATTTACCAGTTTTAGGAGTTGCTACGATTACGATTAGCTGGCCTTTTTGCAAGCCGTTAGTAACTGCATCAATAGTCGGAAATCCAGTTGCAACGCCAAGCAAGCCTGGGTTGTTTTTGCGAAAGATGTAATCTTCCCAACGAGACTCGGTAGTGGTTACCAGGTTTACGTCAGAGGTTTTATTTAGCCCCTCTTCTTCAAGCTTGACAATACCTGACTGCATGAGAAGTAAAGCTGACTCATGGTCTTTATTATCTTGAATCTCAGATACTGCTGAACGAATGGTATTAGAGATTGAAAGTTTACGGCGACGGTCTACTAAGTCATCTAGCAGATAATCAATTGAATCGGTAAGTTCAGCTATTCGATAGACAGGAAAGTTAGAAGCTACTACCTCTTCGCTGGGGCACTCGCCATACTTAGCGAAGTGCGTGCGAAGAAATGACCATACTCGCTTGTCGTCATCGCTGGAAAACCAGCTGTCTGTTACACCGCGCTCAAAAAGCGGGGATAGGTCGCGAACTTTGATAGCCGCGCCAATTAGTTTTGATTCTGTACTCATAGTGAAGGAAAGTCCATTCCCCAACGTCCATACCGTAGTAGTCGCGTTGGGATATCAATTACGCCGATGACTTCTGGTCGATAAGGTAGTTCTGCAACTAACTTGTCAACCGATTTGTAAGATGAGCCGTACCGAAAAGGATTCGTTCCGACTTTATCTAAGTGAAGCATTAACTTTACCATCTCTTCGTCTGAGTGAGTAAAACTAATAAGCTCCATTGTAATACCACGTTTAAGGCTGGTCATGTAAAGATGACTAAGAACTAACCTGTTGTACTCTTTACGACTTTTCTTAACTGGTATAAATCCTAAAACATATTTGTTGTCTTCGTAGATGTCGGTTATGACATCCGCAGTAACTATAACACGCTGTGGCATAGCGTTACTGATGTCGTTTCCTTGCATCAGTAAACTTCTATCTTGCCATGTTTGATTACTAGTTTTCTAAAAAGTTCTTCGCTTTTCATAGCTTCAGTTAGCTCTTCAATAGTTATTTTTTCAGAAAAATCAAACGGGTAAACACCATCATTTTTTTCAATCTTACGCTCAACCGCTTGGGTATGTTTGCAAACTGTTTTAGCTGCAAACCCAGGGCAAGTGCAAGTTATGTCTTTTTCTTTATTAGTGCTGACCTCAAAAACCCCTGGACCTGGATTATTTGATTCGCCACTAATAAAAACTTGAAGCAACCTTTTGTCTGACATTTTACTTCCTCAAGTCTGACGCTGAGTCCATGTTGACATAGATGAACGCTTCATGCACAAAAGACTGTGTGGCAGAGCCGTAGTGAGCTTCCCAGTCATCAATCTTAATGTTGGTAGTAACAATGGTTGGCAAGCCGTTGTTGAAGCGCGTACGGAGCACGTGGTGCAGCATATTTTTTTGCCAGCCTGAAGCGCTAGCATGCTCTTTGCCAACGTCATCTAAAACTAAAACTCGAACGTTGTAAGCATCGTCATACGCCTCGCCAAGGATACCGTCATAAAGAATCTGGTCGTCTGGGTCATGGTCTTCCATAATAGCTCCCTTAAGGTCTAAGAGACCGTTATAGGTTATGAAATAGCAAGGACGGGAGACAATCTTGCCTGGAATCATGCCCAAAATTTCAGGGTCAGCATTGCGGATAATTTCTTGAATAATGGTATTAGCCACAGTAGTTTTTCCGCGACCTGGAAGACCGTACAGCATAAGACCTAAGCCACAAGTTTGCTTGCCTTCGGCACGGATAATTTTATTGCCGTAAACCGCAGAAGTCCATTTGGTTAAAAACTTCATTGTCTCTGGCTGAACGTCAACGCAGTCTTCTAAAGTCCAACCAAGTTTTGCTGGTGGTACACTAGCAATTTTTATCCAAGTCCGCCTACGGGCGGGTAGTTCATCTGGCTTATACATCAATCCTCGTCAAACATAGCTAGTTTACGTTCTGCGAGTTCCTGGTCACGAATGACAGCAGTTTCGCGTTCTTCCACCGTGACAATGCTCTCACGAGCAACTTGCACGAGGGTTGGAGCCTTATACAAAAAAGCACGCCAAAGATGATTACCGTCAGTGTACTTGTCATCTTTGAGTGTAGCAAAGAAATAATCAATCATTTGCAACTCGATTGCGCCGTTAGTATCATGCTGCTTTCTAAATACTCCCAGCGCTTGAACAAACCTAGACTGCGTAACGCTAAACGGCGCAATAGTCCAAATGTTAGCCATACGGTCAGCGAACTCATGCGCAACGTCTTTAGAAGTCCAGTGGATTGGGTCTAGCTTAGAACGGTGCACATCCTTGCGCTGTTGAGCTTTTGCTTCACGCACCTCTACGTACTCGGCTTTCTTTTGCGCCATGTGCTTTTGGCGCTCGCGAATAATCTCATCATCGCTAGACGAAGTCTTTTCAAAAAACTCATAACCCATGTCTTTTTCTTCCTCCTCGACTCTGTCGAGGAAATATGTTGCTTTATTAACTTTACTAGCTGTATAGCTATTGGAAATAGCACTACTAGCTGTATAGCTATAACCAGAGCCTACCGCATTGGAAGCTCTGGAGCCTACCGTATTGGAAGCTCCGTTGTTTACAATTTTAAGCGAAGAGCCTCCTCCCATACGCTTAACTACCTTTATAAAACCAAATTCTTTTAGCTCTTTTAAGATAGCAACGCTACGGGCGCGGCTTAAATCCATACTCATTAGGGTAAGGTAATTTAACGGCAGGTCTGGGTTTTGAATTAAAAACCTTAGCCACCGTTGCGCAGATGTACTAAGCTCACTGCTCATTAATAAGGCGCTTAAACTCTTCAACCATTTTACGGGCAAACACCCTAGCCGCTGTCTCAGCAAACGCACTGAACAGTTCTAGCATTTCATCTTCCTCAGCCAAAAGAAAATCGTCGTCTTCTGGCTCAAAGTTAGGTATAGGTTCCTCGTCAGATTCAACGATAATCTCTACGGTGGTTACCTCTGGCTGAATTACTACTTCCTCAGCCGCTGGTATTTGTGCCTGAATAGGCCGTAGGATGGGCGTAGAGTTGATTGGAATAAGCATTAGACCGTTAGTCAGGTCGTACGCTGGTATGCGGTGCTCTTGCGCCACTGAGGCCGCTAGTTGACACTCTGGGTCTTCGTCATCCCAGAGCATAAAGAACTTAATATCATCTACGCTATTTTCGACAATAAGGCTGGCGTAATCATTGTTCTCATAAGAGCCAAACAATATTTCTTTGTCTTTGGCGTACTGAGTTGCCCATTGAACACCGTCAGATGGTGTGTCTTTATACACAGTTACTAACGAAGCTTCATCTACTGAATCTACTACGTCACTAATTAAGGCCTCTAGGTTAGCCCTTGTTGTTTTTGCATTGCCAATAACCGCTATGGTTACTCGTCTCATATTTACCTCCTATGGAACGGAGATACTATTCTATACAGAACAAGTATTAAAAATCAAGTAGCAGTGGTACCAATAAACAACGCATGGCTGCTTCCCATGGGCAAATAGTCGTCAATAACCGCATCAAGTCTAGACTGTGCTAACAAACGGTTAGGGTAATAAAAACTTCTGCCTGTGCTAGAAGTTCCTTTAGTTCCTTGAGCGTTTTGTTCCCAAACCACGTCATCAACATTGTTATACCCAGCGCTTGCATCAAAATAAAAGTTTGCCGTTGATGTTTGTTCAAGCAGAATTGCATCAACATACACAGAACCATTAACCGTTTCGCCCGCATCGTTAATAATCCACGTCTCAACATAATTAATACCAATAGGAATAGTCCAAGTATTTGTGACTCTTTGCCAAGTGCTTGTGTTTGGTGACACCCTACTTGAATCGTTGAAAAGTGTTCGACTGCCACCAGTTGCTGCAACAAAACCCGATAAAGAACTAAACCATTGCGCGGTGCTGTTTATGTTTTTTATGTAATAAGTTAACGTGTAGGTTTGTCCAGGCGTAACGGCTATGCGAGAACTGTTAGCTGCGTATTGATAAGTTCCGCCGTTGGTGTTGACCAGAACAGCCGAAGATGAACCTACATAAGAAGTCGCGGTTGTTTTGTATGGCACCATTGCACCAGGGCCAAACCAACCCACAAGTTTTGGCGCTTGTTGAATACTTGTACTTGCGTTTGCCGTGCCTGACCACACATAAGTAAAATCACCTGAAGCGGTAGTGCTGCCATCAAAATAATCTCCAAGAGCTGCAGATTGTTCAAAAAGCGCCGCATCGAATCGAGCTTTAGTACCAGTTGTCGGGGTACCGTTGGCACGTATACGAAAATCAACTTGAGTTGCAGTTGATGGCGCTGTTACTGTGACGCTTATACGAGTCCAAGACGAAGTTGAAACAGTTACAAAAGCACTACTATTACTTGAAATGTAGGCTGGTGTTCCTGTATACCAATCCAAACCAACTTGAAAAGTTTTAGCCGTAGAGACATCTTTTACATAAACGCTGAAAGTGTAAGGTTGCCCAGCGACCACAGGCAAAAGTCCGCCGCTTGTAGGTCTAACCCAAATGTCTCCAGCGGTGCCAGCATAAGTTGCTTCAATGCTTGCTGAACCCCAATATGAATCGGTAGTAATTCGTGCAATAGTAGCAAGGTTTGCGCTCCACCCGCTCGCATCAACTTCGGCGCTAGGGTTAATAAAATTGTTAACTCTAACGTTGACCGTGCTAGAACTTACCTCAAAACTAGAGTTAGTTATGTAGTTTATTCGGGTAGGTGACAAGTACAAATCAACACGTCTAGCATCTTGATAAGGTTTAGTAAATGTAACAGTAGCTCCACTTAATTGAACACTAGGGGCGTAATTAACCGTAATAGCTGTGCTATTTGTGACCGCAGTTACGGTAGTTACATCTTTTACAGTAGTTCCGTTATAAGCGGCTAAAGTACCAGTTCCGTCAGTAGTAATAGTAACTACACTTCCAGGAACAATCCCCGCAGTTGATGGGACACTTAAAGAAGTTAAGTAAGAAGAAACTCCAGTTTTAACCACAGCTGCTTCAAATTGAGCACCATCAAAGTAATGAGTAGAATAAGCATTTCCTATTGTAGTATTGCTATCAGCAACATATGGGACAGCATAAACAGCATTAGAAGGAGTTCTTTGACTAGCGGTAGTGCTTTCGCTGGTTACTAGTAGCCTTAACCAAGCAGTTGTTTTTGTAGCCACTGTTGAAGTAGTGGAAGATATGTATGTGCCGTATACGTCATACCATTTAATTCCAAAAGTTAAAGTTTTACCAGCTACAAGGGCTTTAGTGTAAATGCTGAACGTATAGCTAGTGCCACCAGTTACAGGAATACCATAAAGTTTTGGGTCGTAGATACTTACAGTACCACCTAAAGTTGTAGTAGTAGAAAAATAAACTACGTAAGTATACGGTATGTAATAAGTAAAACTTTTTGAATTAATGACGTTTAGTATTTGCCAAATACCATTAATCCAAGACACTGAACTATTTTGAATAGCAATGTTGGTACCTGATTTTAGACCATGTTCAGTAGTAGTATAAATAGTAACTATTGTCCCACCGTCAGTAGTATTGGTAAGAGTGCTAGAAACATCAGAAGATATATTTATACTGTCTGGTGCAACACCGTAACTAAACCCGTAGTTACTGCCATAATCTGCTAGGCCAGTACCCGATGGGTCCAACTTTAAAAATCCCTTTGAGCTATTAGGATAACCCGCTGGAGAATAAGGTGACGTTACTGGATACGTGGTAGAACCACTGTATGTATATGAAGTTACAACTGTTGCAGTAGAGCTTGAGGCTGGTGCCCAAAAACCGTCTCCAACTTCAAACGAAGAGCAGTCAAGGGTTAAAAATAAGTTTACAAACGGGCTAATAGTAGCGGTATAGCCAGTAAAAGAAGAAGCAAACTGTTTTACTCCAGCTACGCTACCTTTATTAAGGTAAATGTCGGTAGCGTGTTTAAGCAAACGTCGGCCTTGTTGAACACCCATTCCACTCTCATAAGAAAAACCCATTTCGCTCATAAGAGCAGGAACTAGCCGACCGTCTAAGTTAGAAACATCATAACGATTTTTAGCGTTTTCTACTTTAGTTTTAATAAGGTCGTATTGAACCCCAAATGTTCGCAAGAAATTGTAAAGGTCTACATTCTTATTAGAGGTAGCTGAGGAAGAAACATTTAAAGAATTTTTGTATATGTCAGGCAGTGAGTCGTACATTACATCAGTTGTTTTGTAGTTTTTAATAGAAGTTCCAAGAGCAGTTCCAACTCGCTGCCAGAACCCTCCAGCCAAAACAAATGCTGAATAGTAATAAGTTTTTCCCAGACCCAGTGAGGTTGACGAAAAAGTTAAAGTAGTTCCATCAGGAATAGTGGCATAGTCGCTAAGTGTAAGCGTGTAAACTCCGTTAGAGTCTGAAGACACTGCGGTTACACGAGTTCCGCCAACAATACCCGAGCCAGAGTTAGCTCCAGTAAGATAACCATTTGGGGTGTAGTTAATTAATTGTCCTGGGGTAATACTAGAGTTACTTGGCCCAATGTATGTTGCAATCGAACTACTAGCATTTGTAGTCCCTGCCCATGATGTAGAATAATTAGCAAGAGTGCTTGAGCCATCAAAATAAGTATTTAATGTTGAGCTTTGTTCAATTAAAACCCCATCAACATAAAAAGTTGTGTTACCAATAAACAAACTTGGCGAAGTAAGAATTTGAATACCAGGCCTAAACGCTGAAGAACCGACGGTATAAGTAACAGACACTCTTTGCCATGTGCCGTCAAAAGTTACAATATAAGCGCCGTAACCTTCGCCAATATATGCACCTGCGTTATTTACTGCTCGACCCGAAACTTCAATTTGTTGACCAACTGTTCCTTTGACATAAGCAGAAACAGTTACTGTTGAACTTGTTGGAACTAAACCGTTCAAATTTGTTGCACCAATAATGATTCCGTGCGGTGTTCCGCCTGACGTGCTTTGTAAATTAACAGCAGCAGCATAAATTCCTGTGTAAGCATTAGCAGACTGATAAAGCGCCGCCGTGTAATAACTTTGCACATCGCCAGTCTGCAACCATTTGCCCACTTGGTTACTTGAGCTTGCGTTAGCTGTGCCAGTCCATGCGTAAGTGAAATCGCCCGCGGCCGTTGTCGAGCCGTCAAAATAATCGCCTAAAGCAAACGACTGCTCTAACAAAATTGCATCTGTGTAAATTGTTGAACCAACAGCAGAAGCTCCAGAATACCTGTGAACGTAAGTAAAAGACCCAGATGAGGTTGCTGTAGCCGTAATCCAAGACCTAACCCACGAACCAGCAACTAGAACGGCCGCCAATGAACCAACAGTTGTGTAAGTTGCACCAGCACCTTCAATACCAACAGTTAAAGTTCTACCAGCTAACGGCGAACCAACTGGAACGTAAGTATAGGTAGAATAGGTGTAAGTTTGGCCCGATACGATGTCGGTTTGCGCCCAGGTTGCAATGTTTGTATCTGAAGCGCTAGTTATTGTTGTTAGTCCAGAATACGAACCAGTATAAGCAAATGCTGAAGAGCGTGTAACACCACCAGTTTGTCCAGAAGCCCAAAACGAGTTATTGAGTTCAAAACTTGGGTTGATAACCTTATTTGTTCGAACCGTAACAGTTCCCGATGTTGTGTCAAAACTTGGATTAGTGGCCAAGTTAATTCTATCACTGGCAGCAGCAGTAGGGGTTAAAGTTACAGTTTTACTATTTACTGTATTACCAAAATTAATGGCTGTAACAGTAGTATTAAACTTATTAATAACTCGGTCATAAAAATTTCCGCTATCAGTCAAAGTTCCAGTAGAACCCAAAAAACTTAATACTGAACTACTAGCATTAGGAGTACCCGACCAATAAGACGTCAAATTGTTTGCAGGAGTTGAACCGTCAAAATAATCGTTGACCGTTGTTGACTGCTCAAACAAAGCCGCGTCAAAATAAAACACATCGCCCGAAGCTGTTGATGACATTGAGTAAATAGTTAGGGTCACACCAGTTGCGTTAGCGGGGGCAATAGCCGAAACACTTATTCGAGTGAAACCGTTTGTAACAATTGCGGGCGTAACCGCTGTTCCATTTAGGGTTATGACCCCCGCGCCATTTATATCGTAAAACTCTATGCCTGCGCGAAAATCTTTGCTAATCGGATTGGCGGCATCTTGAGCAACAT